AACCCTGGTTACCTCGGCAAGGGCGACCCTACTGTCGCTGAGATTTTCATCCAGCAGAAAAAGAAGCCAGAGCACGTTCATGCGGGCCTTTACGCCGATGGTGACGCGGTGCGATCTCCCGATGAGCGCCGTCGTTACGATCAGGGATTGGACGAATGGGGCGCGAAACAGTACGGCGAGCGCCGCATCGGTCCGGATCGTCGCCAAGAGCCCGAGCCTGTCATGTGCCCCGCATGCAAGAGTGGCCAGATCATCGGTCCAGCATGTAACCAGTGCGGCACCACGGTCGAGGATATCCTTTCGGCCCCGACAAGTCGCGAAGGTCAGACCAAGGAGTCCATCGTGCCCCCTTTGCAGATGGGCGGACTTCAGCAACAGCAGCAGATGCTCGATCCGACCGCACTCAATCCAAGTTTGCAACCAACCCCTCAAGCTCCTCCAGGCGGGGGAGCGCAGCAGGGTCATTGCAAGAACTGCGGCGGAGTCACGACAGCAGATGGCACATGCCCGCAGTGCGGAGCCAAGGAAAACGCCATGGGCGGAGCAACACCACAAGGACAGCAAATAGGAGGACCAAGTATGCCAGCACCGATGCAGAGCTTTACTCATCTAGACTTGATTGCCTCGCTGGTCGATTCGGCCAATCATCAGGGTCCAGTAACGCCTGAGCAGATCGCCGCAGTCCAGCAGTGGCTTATCGAGAACGGTCGTGTCAATGAGGTACCGAACGTACCTCTCGACCCCGGCAACCCCGAGTACGCCAAGATTCTCGCTGAAATTCAGCAGAATCCTACAGTACCCCCAACAGTCACGCCGGAAGAGCAGACACAGCCGCCAGCACCGCAGCAACCCGCCCCCGGAGGCATGCCTGTTCCGGGGATGGGTGGAGAACCAGGCGGACAGCCGATGCAGCCTATGTCATCGTTCTTGCCCGACTTCACCGCAGCCGACGATCTAGAAACACAGCATCAAAAAGGTCAGCATGTGCATGGGCTTCACCCAGATTGTCCTATTTGTGCGCAAAAGGAAAAGGCAGAGCCCTACCGCGAGTTTGAAGAGGAGATGGGCAGCAAGCTCATGCCCGGTCATACAGCAGCCGACAACATCGCACCGCGTTGCCCCGTGTGCAACTCTGCGACGACCGGCATGGTTGGTGATCCAGACAACCACTCTCGTTGCCATGCGTGTGGCAACGTCTGGAAAGGTCCTAGCATACTCGATGACACAAGCGCGGCTGGAAACAGCGCCATCGCTCGCGTAGCTGGACCTGGGCCAGAGCAGGATGCCCAGCCGGTCAATGTACCTGCCGCAGAACAGGATGCTGCGCTCAATCAAGGCGGCGACGAAGATTCATCGCTGACATGGAAGGACACCGAAGGAAATCCGATCCAGGCAAAGCAGGAGTACACGATGAAGAATCCGTCCTTCTCCGTGCCGGATGTGATTCGTGTTGAGCGCGTCAAGCCAGACGGCTTGGACGTGACATTGCTCGGTATGTACGGCAACGACTCGAACACGCTGAAGAGCAGCGTCCCGATTTCCAAGGAGGACATGGAAATGCAGGAACTCACGTTCGAACCGCTCGCACAGAATGCCGACGACCGCAACAACGAACCTCCGCCAGGCTCACAGACGCCCGGCGAGGAGCAAGTACCCCCATCAGGACAGACGACAGACGAGCGCGCCAACAGCGAACTCCAGCCTTCACAGGCCAGCGTCGATGATGATTCATGCCCGCGCTGCGGTCACAACGAACACACGTCGTCCATGATCAATCCGGACGCGACTGAACACGACTGCTTCCGTTGTGGGCACAACTGGGTCACCGAGGAAAAGGGTGGTCGCGCTGAGGCTGGCGTTGATATTGGTTGGGTCATGGAAGACGATGACGCAGAGGATTTCTTGGGCGCTCGACGCCAGAGCATGGCTGCCGCTCAGTCCCGCGACATAGGCTCGATCCAGGACTCTCGACGCGAAGAGATTCGCGCACGTCTAGCTCACAACAAGCAAGAGCGCATGCAACGAGAGGGTGGCAAGCACTTTACTCCTCGCGAGCAACGTGAGCTAATAGATGAGGATGGTATGGCGCGCAACAGCGACATGCTTGATCTTGAGGGTACGCATTACAAGACCCGAGACAGTTACGACAGTAAGACCGATCCAGAACGAGTCCGCGACGCAGACTTGTTCCTAGGAGTCTAAGAAAGGAAGTCATGTCAGATACACCAGACACATCACAAGTCCCGGCCGAGGTTCGGGCACAGATCATCAGAGAGGAGCAGGAAGCGCGTCAGGGACCCCCGACCGTCGAGTGCGCCATCTGTGGCTTCAACGGTTATCCCGGAGGCACTTGCCCTAGCTGCAATCGTCCTCTGGACCAGAAGCGCCAGTACACGTTGAGTGAGCTTCGCGCCATGCCTCAGGAGCAGCGCGAGAAGATCATGCGCGAGGACCGGCCTAGTGGCGCGGCACCGCGAATCGTTCACATTCCAGGGTCCGTGTAAGAACCCTTTCAAACCTGCGACTTCTAGGAGATAACAAGCGATGGCAATCAAACTAGCAACCGGACCTCAGGTCAGTAAGGTGAGCAAGGAGGAGGCTGAGGCGGCATTTCGTCGCAACCCAGACTTCCCCAAGCACGCCGACGAGTACGTTCTCGAAGAGCTTGACGGTCACTGGGTAGCCGCAGTGCATGTCGCGGATTCACCATTCGGTGGACCTGCCGACGAGACTGAGGAGGCCCCTGGTCCTAAGAGCGAGGGTCCCGGAGACACCGCTCCTGAAGAGGGTGGCGCTGATGATGGCGAAACTGGCGGAGACGAGCCTCCGAAGGACGATGAGAACAAGGAGGACGGCAAGGAGAAGGGCGGCGAGAAGCACGAGATTCACGCCCTCATGGATGCTGTCCAGAAGATTCTCGTTGCACTCGGCATTCCCGATGGCGAAGCTCCTGGTGAAAACGCCATCCCTGGCGAAGAGCCACCGGCCGGTCCTCCTGGACCGCCGCAGGGTGGCCCGCCCGCACCGGACGAGAAGGAGAAGGGTCCTGGCGGTCCTCTCAAGCCTGGCGAGGTCCCACCGGGACAGACGCCGGTCGGTGCTCCTGCATTTGCGCACATCACCCCTCACCCGTGGGAGGGACTCATCGGAGTAGCAGCAACGTTCGAGGTCGAGGAACGAGTTCCCGATCACTACACTTCCGCAGACGTGGATAGTGAACTCAACGAACTTGCTCGCGGCACGGGATTCAAAGTCAAGCAGGTTCAGACGCACGTCAATGAGCATGGCCACAAGGTCGCCAAGGCTCTAATCAGCGCCTACTAAAGAGGAGTTCACATGTCGAGGGATGCAGTGCCCTCCGCCGACCTAGAGAAGACGGTTCGCGAGGAGTTCAATCGTATGCGCGGGCGCATCTGCGGATTCATCGAGGCATGCGGCCTACCTGAGAAGCAAGAGCGCGGAGCAATCGCCACGTTCAAGACGCTTAGCTACGACAGTGAGAACCTGATCGTAGACCTGCTCAGTGAAGACGCTTAGCTTTACGCAGACAGCGAGCTAGCTTCTTCCGCTTGTGTCGATTGAGGCGCTTGCACTTGGCTACGGCCTTTGCGCGCTTCGATGGCACAGCAGCGTGAGTTACCCGCGCAGCCACAGGTCCCGTTGTGGGTTCGGAAGCCACAGTAGGTGTGGCTACAGAGGTCACTATGGGACTTGGCGTTGGGGCAGGGGACGGAAGAAGCGTGACCGTTTCGAATGTCGCTTCTGCCCCAAGTTCAGCGCTATTGGCTTCTCCGGGGTAGAGACATACATGATAGACACCCAAGGATTCGTATTGTTCAGGTGGGATGGTGCCTTCGGTTTCGGTCGTCAGTCGTCCCCATTTGCCGAGGTCACCGTTTTCGGCACGATGAAGCTTACATGCGCTGGGTTTGAGATTGACGACAAAGAGGCCAGAGACGCCCTGGGCGTGATACGTAACGGCTTCCCCTTTGAGGACCGATTGCGGCGTCACAGACAATTCGGGGTTGGCACTCGCAATCGCGGGGGCAGCGAAGACCAAGGACAAAACGGCAGCGGAGATGAGGCTCTTGATTTTCATGATCGATAGTCTACAGGATAAGCTACTCCGTGTCAAGAGCTTCAGGCACCATAGGTTTGCGGCCTTGCTACCGCATAACTACTGAGATGAGCTTCACCAAGTTCGCGAGCTTCGAAGATGCGGAGGTCCTTGAGGTCAAGGGCTCGCCTTCGCGGCGTCGCACAGCCACGCTCGACAAGCTGAGTGACTTCCACGACTACCGCACCGACGATGGCTACATGTACGTACGCCTGCGTGCGATCTCTAGCCGCGTCAACAAGAACCACGATGGCTGGCCGTCTGTCGAGCTTGCTGGAGGCTCTGAGGTCTTCGACCGTCACGCTAAGCAGTCTGCGACCGGCTTTACGGTCGAGGCGGCGGATGGCGACAAGCAGTTTGGATTCGCGACCTTCATCGGCAAGCCAAACTTCATCGATCACAACAACTCCGATCCGTCTCGCGCTCGCGGCGTCGTAGTAGACAGCAAGCTCAAAGTCCTTCCGATAGAGCACACCGCAGCGAGTGGTGACACCTACTGGGGCAGCGAGAGCATGGACCCTGAGCACGCTCCGCCGACTGAGGTCGAGCTACTCCTGGAGATCGACGCCAAGACCTTTCCGACGTACGCCAAGGCCGTTCGTAGTGGCGACCTCGACGGATTCTCCATGGGCTGCGATGTCGAGCGCTCGAAGTGTTCGCACTGCGGTCATGTGGCGACCAACCCCGACGAGTACTGCTCGCACATCGTCATGAAGGGTGCGCATCACGACTACAAGACGGCGGATGGCAAACGCATCTCGCGTAAGAGCTACGAGAACTGCTACGGCATTCACTTCTTCGAGATCAGCGGCGTGTTCGATCCCGCTGACGAGACAGCGCTCGCCCGTGAAATCCGTGCGAGCGTCAACGACGAGGGCTTGGGCAAGACGGCTGAGAATGCACTACCTCAGTCCTTCCTGCCATCGGCACCCGAAGATGTAGACACCATGCGTGAAGAGCACGCTTGCCCAATCTGCGGCGAGACGATGGAGGGCGAGACGTGTGATGTGTGTGGATATGTCGAGCCGCCCAAGGGTATGGATAACCCCGACCTGACCAAGGCCCAAGAGCTTCAAGGCGACATGGCGCAGGGCAGCGAGCAAGAGGTTCAGCAGGATAATGCGCTGGCACAGGGCGCAGAGACACCGGCAGCACCGTCCGCAGAGCCCGCAGGTCACGCACCGCCCAAGCAGGAGGGTAGCTTCTTGACTGCTAGAAATAGCGCTGCATCCGCGAGTGTAATGGGTGACATGCGTTGGCAACCAAAGCTGAACCCAAAGGTGGCTGCTCGAATCAACCAGCAGGAAAGGCCGATCAAAACGACCACAAAGCCTGCTACGAACGAGCCAGTCACGACCACTGTGGTGAAGAACCCGGCTAAGCCTGTCACGGCAACAATGCGCACAGCGCAGGACCTCATCGAGGCAGCCAATAACAACCATCAAGGAGATACCATGAGCACGAAGATCGCTGATGGTCCTACTGGCCCGGAGGCTTCGCCTGACGCGCGGGTTGACGCTACTGGCGTTGGTGGGGTCATCGAGCCTAGCAACGATGCAGCATCCAAGGCCGACGCACAGGTAGACGTTACCAGCGTAGGCACGACAGGCGTCACAGATGTTGACGCCGACAAGACTGAGAGTCTGCCTACGGCATCTGAGGGATCAGATGACGCTGGTTTCGACGCTACGAAAACGACCGAGGACAGCGGCCCGACCGCGACCTATGGCGATTCCGATGGCACCGAGAAGGGCTTCACGGATGGAGTAACCACTGATAGCCTCGAAGGCAACCAGAACAAGGACTCGTCTGTCCGTCAGGCGTATGACGCAAAGCCGTTCTACGACCAGCCTGGCCTCAGCGGAGGTTCGACCGTCAAGGGCGTTCAGCCCGTTGCCGAGTCATTTGGCGAGCGCGTTGACGTGCTCCAGCCAGCGGCAACTCCGGAGAACAACTCTGGACCGACGAGTCAGTGGACTGGCACAGAGGGCAACAAGGTTCTACGTCAGCAGGACCCGGTTACGCCGGAGTCCATCGCGACCGAGGGATTCACTTCGCATATCATCGCGGCGATCAAGCTCACTGATCTGGAAACAGAGCTAGGCATGATCGGCCCGGACGAGAAGTACAACCGCATCGCGGACCTTGACGCTCAGGACGACGAGCAGATCACGGCACAGCTAGACATGCTCTCGCGTGTCAAGACTGCGGCTACGCAGAAGCTTGCCAAGCAGCGCACGGCAGGCGTGGCTCGTATGCCAAGCGGCTTTGGCCAGCATACGGCAGGAGATCGTCGGATGGTAGACCAGGATGGTCACGCATTCGAACGTGTTTCGAGCGATGAGTCCGAGTCGGTTTCGGTCACAGACGAGACGCTCGACTCCGGTCTGTTCACACGCTAATCCGTAAAGCTACTTACTTTCGGTAGTGCCCCGTCATGACAATGAGTGATGACTTAGCGCTTCTGGCGCTACAACCAAAAGGAATCACTCACCAATGCAAGTAATTTACGGTGACGCAAGCAACATCAACCTGACGGCCCAGAAGCGCCTTCTCAGGGTTGTAGAGGGACAGACCCAGGCGACACCGTTCGCCGGGATCATCGATCCTTCGCTGCGTAACACCACGGGTGGCATTCGCGTTCCGTTGAAAACGGACGAAGCGGGAGTCACACCGGTCGGTGGAGCAGCAGCAGCCCCGTTCTCGCGTTCGGGAGATGCCTTCACATTTGAAGGTTCACTCGTACCTGGACTAGTCCTCGTCAAGACGGTAGGCGAAGCTTTCGCCATCGGCGACGCCGGGACTGCAACGGGTGTCTACGGACTCCTTGGGCAGTGGGTCGGTGGAACGTTTGACAACATCAAACAGTCCAACCAAATCTCTGCATGGCAGGGACCGGACTCCGTGTACGATCTGATCGCACCGGGCTTCGACTCAACGGAACTTTCTACGAAGGTTGCGGAAAACAAAGAAGGAAAGCCTGTGTACCTGTACGTCGGCAAAGATGGACGCCTGGGCGTAACTAAAGGTACCAACGAAACCAAGATCGCGGAAGTTGTTGACTACAGCAACCCAAGCGTTCTGCGATTCAAGCTACTAGTCTAAGGAGGCGAGACAGACATGGGATATGAGAATTTCCAACGTCAGGTAGTCGCTTCTGGTGACTACGAGGAGAAGCTAAAGGACCTTCCGAAGCTCTCCAAGAAGCAGAAGGTCGGACGCCTCGAAGCTATCCTTGCCGACAAGGGTAACGCGATGCGTCGTATCGGCCAGGGCATGATCGGCCCGATTCAGATTCGTCTAAGGTACGAGGGTATCGTTCGTAACGTCCTCGTGGAGGATACGCTAGAGCGCGGACCCCTCATGCCTTACGACATCCTGGACGACCTTGGACGTGCGTACGTGCTGAACAGCACTGACGCCGAGGTCAAGATCACGCCGTTCGAGGGCAAGCAGGCATTCCCTGCTCTGTTCCGTTTGGCGACGTTCCCACGCATCCGCAAGGAGGACCTCTACTACTTGCGAGTCAACGCGGTTGAATACGCGCAGGACGAGTCCCGTCAGGCCATCCAGAAGCAGGAGGACGCACGTCTAGTCCTACTTCTTGAGCAGGCCATCAAAGGACTCGGCGAAGCGCTTACCAACAACGTCGTTGGCCTCGCACCTACTGGTGGTCGCGCAGTTGGGATCGCAGCAGGACCGGAAGCAGAGCCTAACGAGCACACCGTTCTCCTCGGAGCCGGTAACCCGTTGGAGCCCGCTGACTTCTACAACGCGGTAACTCAGATCGAGATCAACCAGCTAGAGGCACGTCGCGTGCTTGCCCACCCGGCAGACATTCGCGACCTCTACGACTGGGACCTCAACGTCACAGGGTTCCGCTTCAAGGATGAGGTCTTCGCAGGCGGACGTATTACGTCCTTCGGCGAGTTCCAAATCCAGCGTTCGATCATCATCCCTCAGGGTGAGGTCTTCCTCGCAGCCGAGCCGGAGTTCATCGGGGTCTTCCCTGTCATGTACTCTCTCGATGTCGAGGAGAACCATCAGGTCGAGCAGTTCTACAAGGGATGGGTCATGGACGAGCTTGTCGGAATGCTTATCCTCAACCCGCGTGGACTGTCTCGCATCCTCAAGGCGTCAAGCAACGCTGCACCTTCGAAGCTCGACATCACGGGCCTCGGAACCGGCGCACCTGGCACCTGGACGCTGTAAGGTCCAACCAAGACGCAACGAAAAAGCCCCGCTACATGCGGGGCTTTTTCTTGTTCTCTTGTACTCGGACCCAGGCTGCGATGACAGCCTCAATCGCACGTTTGTCTCGTGTCGTCATATCTACTAGGTTGACGACTCGCGCGAGAATACGATCCGACATCTGTCTAGGATTTCATCGATGTTCCTCGACAGCCATCAGGCGCTTAGCGAGCTTGGATAGACCCTGGTTCCTCCTGATTGGACCAAGCGGCTTCCCAGCCCTCTTCTGTGCCGTGTGGGCTGCGCAGAGGCCACACGAGACAACGGGATAGATGCATCCCTCAAATAGGCAGTCTAGCTCCTGAGGCTCAGGCGGCGGAGGTAGAATCTCTCGGCTGGTCTGTTTGACGCCGGAGTAGAAGCTACAGCCCGTGGCGCGACGCATCTCCTCTGTCGCCCATGGACGGCCTTGAGGATGGGTGCGCCAGAACATGCCCTGAATGATGTGTGGTTCGGGCGTTCCATTGGCGCAGTATATCTCTCGTTTCTGTCGCGCCCGCAACGCATGAGCATTGAGATACGCAGGGTGCTCGCCACCGGGCTTAGAATCGTTCAGCAGCATCTTCTCCGCGAGCAGCAGTAGCTCGCGCCGCGTGTACTCGAATTCAAAGGCTGGCTCGAAGTCCGGCACAAGCTCCTTGATCCGACCTGAATCGGTGATATGCACGTCGGGGAAGTGCCTGAGCTTGCCGCCCCGAATGACATGCTGGCGTACCTTGGCTCCGCGTACGCCGCCGCCCTTCAATAGTCCTGATCCGAGGACATCATATCCCACGCCGGGGAGTATAGCGCTTTAGGCGATGGGGCGCGCGATAGTGCGCAGATCGCTGGCGTAGTGCGAGTCCAGGATGAACGACACCGGCATCAAGAAGTAGCCGTTGAGTCCCCACGATACGTCCCAACTGTT